TGAACAAAATACATCAGCAACACGCAACAAATTTTTGAATATTGTTAATCCATACATGGAACAAATTAAAGCTCGTCAAGGGTTATATGCATTCAGAGTTATTATGGATGGAACAAACAATACTGCAGATTTAATAGATCAAAATATTATGTATGGTCAAATATTTATGCAACCAACAAGAACCGCAGAATTTATTATTTTAGACTTTAATATTCAACCAACGGGTGCAGCTTTCCCGGAATAGTAACAAATAAAATAAATAATAATTAAAAGGTAGTGTTAATATGCTACCTTTTTTTTTGTGTTGATATTTATATATAAAAAATAGGATTAATATTATGGCATTATCTGATAGCATCAACCCAAATTTATTAAGTAGCGCAGCAACTCAAAATGAAATGTTTGACACTGCATTTTCATGGGAACCGAAACGTCAACATCATTTTATATTGCAAGTAAATGATATTCCATCATATCTAGTAAAAGCATCTGGAAAACCTACAATTACAAATGGCGAAGTTGCATTGGATATGATTAACATTAAACGATATGTTAAAGGGAAATCTGACTGGAGTACAATTACAATGACATTGTATGATGCAATTGTTCCATCAGGAGCACAAGCAGTAATGGAATGGGTACGACTACACCATGAATCAGCAACAGGTAGAGATGGATATTCATCATTCTACAAAAAACAAATACAGTTACACCAACTTTCTCCATTAGGCGAAGTTATTGAAGAATGGACATTAAATGGTGCATTTATCACTGACGCAGCATTTGGAACTTTTGATTGGGGCAGTGATGCTGTACAGGAAATTGAATTAACAATTCGATATGATTGGGCATTCTTAAACTTCTAATAAAACAATACAAATAAAAAGGAGTCGACTTTGGCTCCTTTTATAATTTAGTTATAAAGGCAAAAATGAGTAACAACAAATTAACTACACGATTACCAAATCAAAACGTTATTGAAACTGCGCGACAGCAGTACGAAAACACGCAACGAAGCAAATTACCTAGCATTGTAATAGATTTACCTAGCAAAGGATTAATTTACCCGGAGGACAGCATACTACGTGATGGAAAAGTAGAAATGCGGTACATGACGGCATTTGATGAAGATATAATAACTAATGCATCCTATTTACAAAATGGAATACTTTTTGATAAATTAATAGATGCTGTATTAATATCTCCAATTAAAGCAAAAGATATTGCACCATTAGACCGAGACATGTTAATTGTTTATTCTAGGATTTTATCATATGGATCAGATTATCCAGTAACAGTAGAAGATCCAAAAACAAAGACCGTTTTAGAACGAGTTGTAGATTTAAGTAAATTAGCTCAAAAACCATTTGATCTAGTCCCTGATAAAAACGGAGAATTTGATTACAAGGTAAATGATGATATTACTTTAAAATTTGCATATAATTCTAAAATGCAAGAAAATGCAACAATTTCACAAATATTAAAACAACTTATTCGACAAGTCGGAACAACACGTGCTGAGTCAGACATTGAACATTTTATACGCTATGAATTTTTAGCGTGTGATGCTAAAGAATTCCGTACATTTTATATAAAAAATGCTCCCGGTATTAATTATGAGTATGACTTCGAAGGTGAAGATGGAGGCACCTTCAAATCTAGGTTTCAAATTGGATCAGACATTTTTTGGTTTTAGTCCACAAGATAGAGTACAATTACACGAAAACATATTCAATTTATTATGGCATGGCGAAGGTCGATGGGACTGGGATACCATATATAATATGCCTATTTTTCTACGCAAGTTTTATATTAAGCAAGTTAATGCAATAATACAAGAACGAATTGATCGAGCTAAACAACAGCAAAAACAAAAATCTCGCACACCAACAAAATCACTTAGGTAAATATTTATATAAAAAGTATGTGATATGGCGGGATTAATTGACGAGCTAAAAGGCCTTGCCGGTGCAATAGGAGGCATCGCCGGTGCTGGCGCTAAACAACGTGCAGCACTGATTGGTAGTGTTGGGGCTATGACTGCATTAATAGATCAAACGGTACTATTAAATCGCGGTCTAAATGCACAGATTGGATTTAATGAATCGTTAATTGACACATATGTAGCGATAGCATCTAAATCACTAGTTTTAGAAGCTCGAAACAAAGATCTTAATAAAACATTTGGAATAACTTCAAAAGGAGCTGCAAAAGTATCAGAAACATTACACAAATTAGCTAATGCACATGGATTTACCGGAGAACAAGCTATTGGATATGCTAATAGCATAAAAAAATTGTTGCCAACTTTGCAACAACAAGGTAAAGAAAATGACAAAACGTATAAGTCAATGCAACGTATTCAACATGTATTAACTACTAATTTAGGATTAACGGAAGAAGCTACTGCAAAATATACTTTGTATGCATCAAAAAATGGTGAAAATGCTGATACAACGTTGGCGTTTGCCGCTGCATTGGCCAGCACTCTAGAAGACACAGACGGCACAATGGGTTACATGAAAATGGCTATTGAAGGGATTGCAGAAGCTAGCGAAACTACTCAATTGCAGTTTGGTAAAATTCCCGGAAATTTAGAAATAGCTACCATTAGAGCAAAAACATTGGGATTTGAATTAGATGATTTAGCTGACATGGGAAAAAGTCTATTAGACATAGAAAGCAGCATTGGTCAAGAATTAGAATACCAACTATTAAGTGGACATCGATTGACGGATGTAAATGGAAAAAGTTTAACGAATGCATATCGAGAAGCAACATTACGTGGTAATATGAGTGATGCTGCATCCACATTAAATACAATTCTAGAACAAGAAGGTACTGTATTAGAAGACAACCTATTTGCCCGAGAACAAATGGCAAAACTAATGGGAATGGATGAAGCAACTCTTTCTAGAGCATTGCAAAAGAAAAAGTTGTTAAGTTCTCAGCCAAACTTGAACATACTCATGAATCTAAACGGCACCGAATTACAAAAGGCCGCAGACGGTATGCTGAAAAATGGTGAAATGACGCAAGAGGCATTTAATGAGATTACTGAATTAAATGATACAAGAACAACTGACCAAATAATGAGAAACCAGCTGGTGGTGGCTACTGAGGGAACAGGCTATTTAAAGGAGATGTTACAAGGCGGACAAGTAACCAATGTCGAAAAACAGAGAACAGCGTTTACCGGGGATAATCTAAAACCATTTAATGCGACAATGTTACAACTTACCGAAGCGCAGCTGAAAGGACTAGGAGCTACTGAAAATTTAACTGACGCTACTACTGCATTGGCATCAGGGATAGGATCGCTGCTCATTGGAAACATGAAATCATATGAGTCCGACGCCACCACAATTAAAGCCAAAGACGCTGTCATTCCTGCAGGGTATGGCGATCGCATATTAACATTTCCAGAAGATACTTTGCAAGCCGATGTAGCATTTAAAAACAATGATACAATTGTAGCAGGAACATCTTTAGCTGGAAACAATTCTTCTACAACACCAACCGGCGCTGCCGGAAACAATTCTTCTACGTCACCAGGAGGAGCCACTGACAATGTATTATTAGCGGTAGGACGTATGATTGTTGCTGCAATTAACTCTAAAGGTAGCAATTTATTTGCAGCAACAACCATGAACGATTCAACTTATCAAACTTAAGGATAATTATGTCTACAAATCCAACTACCGCAGCGTCATCACAATTTACGGCTCCATATGATATATTACCAAACCCGATATTTACAAATCCAACCAATGGTTTAAAACCATCACAATTTGGAGCTGCTACTACAATTCGAGGACTCGAAATTGCTACCGGCACATTAAATCTATCAATTCCAGCAAACGTAACCATATTTCCGGAAAACGTGCGCGCGGCATCTAGCATCAATATTATTAGATCTGATTCTAATTCAAATACCAATGTTTCTTTAGCAAGTACAGCAGCCAAATTACTTGGAGTAGCTGCAAATATTGTTGGCAGTCAAACAGGTATTCCACAAGTTGCACAAATAGGGCAATCATTT